TTTATCGGTCATATGCTCCGCTACTTCAATGAATGCCATTAAATCGGTTGTAATAGGCTTATCAATTAAATTAAGGTGTGGCGCATTCTCTTTTATATAAACCTTATGCTCATCCCATATTTCATAAACAAAGGTTTCATATCCCTCATTATGAAAGGCATCAGAATAAACACCAGTACCTGCACCGAAGTCCATTACTGTTTTAATCGGTAAGTCTGTAAATTGCTCTGCAGTTACCTTTGCTAAGTTTTTAAAACTAGGGTTAGCAAAACTAATACCCCATTCTAATTCTTTTTCTAGGAATTCTTTAGTTGTTATCATACCATCTATATATTAAATTTAAAAAATCAATTACGCAAACATTACAATTATTATTATAATGATAATAAGCATCCTTTACTCTACGATATTCATTTAACAGTTCTATCTGTACATCGTGATGGAAGTTTACTATTTCTCCAGTCCTATGGTAGAAGTCATAGTAATGCCGATGCTTATCAAATATTGCATTTGTTTCTTTCTCAACTAATAATGCTTTTGTAGGCATCGTATCGTTGCTGATTAATTTCTTTGAAGTTGTACCTTTTGGACGCCCACGCATATAGTTCGTTGCCTAAATTTTCCCTTAGGCTTGGGTTGTTAGTTAATAAATTAATATACCTGAACCAGTCCTTTTGATTGTTTACCCATAATACAGGTGCATCAACATCCATATTATAAGGTGCTACGTTTGAACAAATGACCGGCAATCTTTTTGCTGCTGCTTCTAATATTTTTAAATTGCTTTTGCAAGCGTGCCATTCTGAATCTTCTAAAGGTATTAAAACAATATCTGCAAAGTTGTACATATCCATATACTGTGTAGGACTAGCCGAATGTAATTTGATTGATGGTAAATTGCCAGTAAACATAGAAAACATTTTATCCCATATTGACTTAGTATAAGCATCGCTATCGTTATAACCACCCATTACCATTTGAATATCCTTTCTACCTTGTAACCTTTTTAATGGTTCTTTCAGAATCTTAATATCATTATCGTGGCTAATGCTCCCACACCAAAACAATCTTACCTTATCTGACTTAACTCTAGTATCATTAAATTGATTTAATCCATATGGTAAAGCATTCGGTGTTATAACTACATTGTCATTAAACTGCTTTACTTTATTCAATAAATTGATATTAGTAACCGTAACTAAATCCGCCTGCATTAAATTCCTTTCAATCCTTTCAGCTATATCTTGGTAAGTGTTATAATACAAATGGTTAACCGGCAGTTGCCAATGGTCATCAATATCCATAACTACTTGACATCCAAGTAATTCCTTAGTTTTGTTCCAATTAATATCGTATTGGCATATCCTATTATACAGTAAAATATCCCAATCGTCGGTCTTATCTTCTGTTATATAATTGGTTACATACCCCTTTATATCATTCATAAAAGCAAGTGGTAACATTACTCTATGATATCCGCAGCCTGATTCTTTATGTGTTACTCCTATGATGTTCATTGGGTGCTTTTGTATCTATTTAATCTTTATTGATATAAACCCTGCTCCAAATATTATTGCTATTAGTTCTACTGTATGTATTGGTAAAAAGGTAAATAATAAAGCACTCCATACTGTTAGACATTGAATGCAGTCAAAGGGTCTTAATCTCTTTACTAAAGGGATTTTGAATATGCGCTTTAGTATGATATGCCCATTAAATACATTAATGAAATAATAAGCAAAGGTAAATGCGGCTAGGCTAATAATATACATCTTAATTCTTTTTTTACTTTGTTAGTAATATTGCAAACGTGGTTAACTGGTATTCCGTAATACTCTGCTACTTTTCTATTGCTTCCTAGTTCTACGTATTTATTAAATATTCTTATTTCGTGGTCTGTTTCAATATCTATGTTATTTTTTGTGAGCGCTTTTGTTGCCTCTTCTGCTAAACTCTCAGGGATAATCGGCAAGTCTAACTGACTATTAAAATACTCAACTGCCTTTAATAAATCACTTTTTTTATACTTATAATAAAATTCTGATGTTTTAGAAGTAGCCATAAACCAACATATCTTAATAGCATATCGTAATAAGTTATTAGAGGCAAATAAAGCTGATATCTTATCACAAGGCTGAAGTAGTAAGCTAACTGCTATTTCTTGTCTTAAATCGTCTTGTATTGATTCAGGCTTTGTTTTGCTAATCGCTTTTATTAGGTCAGGATGGTTATAGATTTCTAAAACTATATCGTTGCATTTATTCATTTGATATAATTTATAAATTCTAATTTAGCTTTGTTATCTTCTTTGAATATACCTATTAATTTTGTAGTAGTTGTCCAAGTATCGTGCTTCTTAACACCTCTCATTGCCATACACATATGTTGTGCTTTTAAACTTACTGCAACCCCCTTTGGGTTTAATTCGTTATTTAATCTTTCCGCTACCTGTGTTGTTATTCTTTCTTGATTCTGAAACCTATTAGCATATAAATCTAAGCATCTTGATAATTTACTTAGTCCAACTATCTTTTTATCCGGCACATAAGCTATGGCAGCAGTTCCAAAGAAAGGAGCAGTATGATGCTCACATATTGAATAAAAAGGAATATTAGTTTGAACTATCATTTCATCCGTACCTTCAGCATCAAAGCTAGTAAAATTAAATATTTTTGGCTCTAAAAATTCCTTCATAAATTTAATATACCTTTTAGGAGTTTCACGCAAACCTTCTCGTTCTATATTTTCTCCTAATTGTTTAAGTATATTTTGAAAATGCCATTCAGGACTTCCTTCTTGATATTGTATTATACACCTGTTTTTTTGTTCCATATTTCTATATGTAATCTATTGGTAAATTTTAAATATTCATTTTTACAAATCTCTGCTACTATTTCTTTTGACTGATTAAGCAATTCTTGATTTTCTCCTGATGGCATTAACCAAACTTTATATCTATTAATTAATTTTAAATAATTTGTTTTAACTTCTAACCAATCATTGTTACTACTTAAAACAAATTTAAATGCAGTATTATATTTATTAAATTTTTCAATAGCATAAATGTTATATGTCTTTAATTCCGACATACCACTATTCTTTAACTTAGGACTGCAATTAAATTGGTTAACTAATAAACATAAATTATCATCTGGAATTATTGTACCATTGGTTTCAATCTCTATGTAACAGTTATTATTATAATTATTCTTTACATATTTAATAAATTCAATAACGTTTGTTTGTTGCATTAAAGGCTCTCCGCCTGTAATAATTAAATTAGCACCTTTCTTTATTGCATTTATACAATCAATAGATAAAATATCTTTAAATTGTTTTGCCCTGCTTTTCATCCATACTTCAATAGTATCGCATCTCCAAGTTGCCCCATCGTGTAACTCTTTATCCTTTTGTGTGCCTTCTCCACCACACATTAAATTACAACCGCCTAGCCTTACAAACACTGCAGGGTAACCAGTTGTCGGTCCTTCTCCCTGTATGGAGTAAAAAACTTCACTAACTGCTAATTTCATAAATTACATTTGATGATTTAGTTTCGGCTAGTTCTATTTTAAAAATAGGTAGACCAGCATTTTTAATTTCTGTTAATAACCAAATAGCCATATTCTCTGCACTTGTTTCAAATGGTAATTCTGTAAATGATTCATTACTTAATTCTAATATTTTAACTAAACTATCCTCTCTGTATAATAAAAAGGTATGGTCATATTGTTTTATTATAGGCTCTGCTATTTTATCAATATCACTAAATAGCATCGTTATACCGTTAGTAATATTATCAAATTTAAAATAACAAAGAACCTCGTAAGTATGACCGTGTATTCTACCACATTTAATACCTGCTTCTTTATTTCTGTGTGCTGCGTAAAAATGATATTTCTTTTGTATTATCATATCCATCGTTTTTCTTTTGCTTCATAATAACCTTGCACTCTTAATTCTGTTGCGTGGTTGTTATTAATTCCGTAACCCCATTCATTAAAAATATTTGAACCATTATAATCTGTTCTTGTTTTATTTATTATAATATCTAAAATATTTAAATCTTTTGCCATTTTCCAGGTTTCTGCTTTGCTGAGATACATTAAAGGAGTATGTATTCTAAAATCAATATCAAATCCCAATGATAAGGTTAATTGAATACTATCTATAAACTTTCTTCTACAATCAGGATAATCATTAAAATCCATTTGACAAGTGCCGGTAATTAAATCAGTTATATTTAATGATTTAGCATAAATAGCAGCAATAGTAATGAATAAAGTATTTCTACCTTCTGTTATTCTTAGATTTGTTTCATTATTTACGTTTAATAGATTTTCTATATTATAAATTTTAAAATCAATATTTTCACTTTCACTTATCATTTTTGCTGCTTCAAGTTCTATTTTATGTTTCTGCCCATAATCAAAACCTATTGCATATATTTTATCAAATCTTTTCTTTGCCCAATATAAACAAGTTGTAGAATCTTGTCCACCACTTAAAAGTATAACTGCTTTTTTCATTTTATAAATTATTGTCTGCGTATTTTTGAAATTTTACCCATTGATTAAAATTAAAAACATTTAATCCTGCACTATCTTTTACTCTTTTATTTTCATTTTTATATTGTTGAGTTGGTAAACCATTTTTATCAAATACTATAGCATTCCCAAATTTACCACCCACATTCCAAGTCGTGCTATCTACACTGTCAAATTTTAATTTAGTTAACCAAGGTGCAGAAGTAAAACCTAATCCGTGTATTTTAGCTTTATTTTTATGTGCATTGTCAATAAACCAATTTAAGACATTAGGGTTAGCCCTTATTTTTTTTCCAATATTTGATGCTTGAGTTGTACCTAAAGCTACATAATCATAATCTTCACAACTTTTAATCCAATAATCAGGTCCTCTATTTTGATGCCAACATACAATAGGAGCAATGCCAATAGCATCCTCAATTTGTTTTCTATAATCTTCTACTTTTTTTAAACCTACAACACAATCAATATCTAATTCAAAAAATAATTTTTGATTTGTTTGTTTTATAAATTGGATATATTTTTTCAAATATGAATCCCAATCATAATTTTTATACTTTCCTTTTTTATCGTTTATTGCAGTAAAAGCACCACTATCCAATATATGCCTATCTTGAAGAACATACTGTCCATACTTACCATTTTTATATTCCCAAAAGGAAGATAGTAAATAAATATCTTGAGTAGTCTCAGTATAATATTTTTCTATAGTTTTAAATCCTGCTAAATAAATTTTCATAACCCTAATAAATTATAAACTGCATCCTCAAGTGTTTTACCGTGTTTTAATAATTCACTTTTAACTTTATCACATTCTTCAATAGTATATTCTAATATTATTTTTCCAGTTGGTAATTTATCATCTTCTTTACTTTCTTCAAAAAAGTCGTCTAAATTTACACTTGAGTTTAAAATTGGTAGATTTAATCCCCAATCCTTTAACTGTTCCATATCCCATTCATTTGCAACCATCTCCCACTCCCATTCTCCAAAACCTACATTATCTTTAATAATAAATTCGTTCTGCTTTTGTTCAGACCAGTCAACTACCTCAACATTAACTTCTTTATAACCGCTTTCAATCATAGCTTTATATCTCATATTGCCTCCAAGTATAACCATATCTTTATTAACTACAATAGGTCGTACTGATTCCATTTCAGGGAAATCCTTAATAGATTTTACAAGTTTTTTAAACTTTTCATCTTTTATTAAACGTGGATTCTTTGGATTGCTTTTGACTTTATCTACCTTAACTTTTATCATTGATTAATTTTTTAATATAAAATACTGAATCTAATAATTCCTCGTATAAATGATTTAATAATTCTTCTTTGTTTAAATTAGCATCATCTAGTGTGGTTCCGTAGGTATTGATTCCTTTGTCAATGCGCTTTTGTAAGTCTGCATTAATCTCGTCTAATAAATTCATATTTTATTTTTCTTTAAAAAGTTCAAATGTATTTCAGTCATTTCTTCAACTGTCCATCTATTTTTAAAATCGTAGTCGTAATGACAAGTTCTGCATAAAGCGGCAATGTTAGTTATTAAATCTTGCTCATCCTTTCTTTTACTGCCAAATTTAGATTGTGCTACTATATGCGCAATATCAACCGCTTTACTACCGCATACCTCACACGGAATAAAATCTTCTATACCATATCCAAAATATTTAAAATACTCTTTGGTATATTTTTTCATTAAAAAGGTAATGATTCACTTGTGTTTATATTAACCGCTTTTGGTTCTACCTTTGCTTTTGGTTCAAAGTCATTCAAAGTTATCTTTACATTCTTACCAAACTGGTCTGGCTCTGCATAAATACTAATATTTACTTTAACATATTTTTTTCCATTGTATTCGTATGAATGTTCTAGTGCATCTGTAATACATAGGCTTGAACTTAGGAAAGTTTCGTTAATTTTTTTACCGCTTCCTAGTCTTATTTGTTGTTTTTTTTCGTTGCTCATTGTTATTGGTTTAAATATTCGTTTATAATTTTAATGGTATGTCCAAATCCTTGTCCAAATTCTGCTTTATAACCCTTACCTCTTAACTTCATCATCATTATTTCCTGCTCCTCGTGATGGGCATTCTTTCGCATTGTACCATCTTTTTTAAATACTACGTTATTAATTGTTTTTAGTTCTATAAATAGTCCGGCATAATTGCCTTTAGGCTCAGCAATAAATAAATCAGGATAAGCATTTGAATACTGCAATGCTTTATGTCGCTTTGCCATCCCTATACTCATTCTCATTCCTGAACTAAAGTCAGTTCTAAATATAACGTATGGGTAGATTTTACGTATGTAGTCGCAAACTAACCTGTGTAAGTCTTTCTCTAACATAAAATAAAATTAAAATAAAGTTATTCACATTTATAAAAAAGTTATCAATACTAGCTTTCTATTTTATTCCATATCTTTTCTCCATTCTTACCCCAGTAGTGATCGCATTTACCATCTTTTAATGGTAGTTCCATAAAGTAACTTTGATATAGTTCATCTTCTTTTGCTGTAAATCTGTAACAATTTTCTTTGTAAGGGCAATCAGTTGCTCCTATTGAACCCTTACACTTACATATATCGGTCATATAAATTTATTTAATCATTATCTAAAATATATTTTTCTATAAAATAATCCTTTGCTTGACCATCATATTCAATTTTATTATTTAACCCTTCGTTAAATGCTTCTTGTATTTGGTCTCTTTCTAATTGTAAAGCCAATGTAAAAATACCTTCTCTTTCAAGTCTTTCATAAATAGGTCTTGTTAAAGTTCCATCCAATTTTTCAATTAATATTTCTACCGCTGTTCTCATATTTATTTGTTTTTATTTGTAAAGGTATTTGTTTACTTTTTATTAAATTTTAGAAGTATTACTACTTAATTCATTTTTTTAAATTCCATTCTTTCTCCTATAAATTAAATTTACATATTACGAACCTAATATTTGATTAAACCCATAGTCTTTAACATCTAAATAAACTTTGTAATATCTACCATTGTTATCAAACTCTAAATAAACTTCTAGAAATTTACCTCCAAACCAATTTTTATTATATGCCACATCTCTTATTATTTCTTGAACTGTTCTGTCAAATACTGTGTGCCAAGTGTTAATTTCTCCGTTTGCTAATTCGCAAATTAATTTTATTCCTGTTGCTTTCATATGTTTTTGTTTTCTTTTAAGTTACAAATTTTACATTTTATTTTTTTTAAACTTTCCCTTTCAGGATTTCTATTATAAAGTTTTGATTTAACCTTTTCAAATGCTGGTGGATAACATAAATAATAATCAAATGGCTTCCAATCCCTAATAAAATTGTTTGATAAAAAAATGTTTTTAAGATTAGTATCTCTGTTTAATATTGAAATTTGGAATGCGTGATTTAATCTATTACAATAGTTAAATCTACCAGTAGAATTTTTTACATTAACTTCTCTCATAATAATTCTTTAAATTCCATTCTTTCTCCTATAAATTGAAATGGTATGTTTTTTAAACTTCCGTGCCTGTTCTTAGCAATCTTAACTATACATTTACCTTCTGCATTATGTGTCATACCATCAACTTCTATTTCTCTTATTCCATATGTCTCAGGTCGCATTAAAAAGATAACTGAATCAGCATCTTGTTCTATACCACCGCTTTCTCTAAGGTCTGAAAGTTGAGGCATTTTATCGTTTCTGCTTTCAACTGCTCTGCTTAATTGACTTAATGCAAGTACTGGTATATTTAATTCTTTAGCTATTATTTTACAACCCCTGCTGATTTCTGCTATCTCGCTTTCCCTGTTTCCTTTCCTATCTACTCCACTCATAAGTTGCAGATAATCAATACATAAGAACTCAATTTGATATTTTCTTTTAAGGATGGCTGCCTTGCTTCTAAGGTCTCTAATATTTAAACTAGGTGTATCATCAATGTATAATTTTGCTTTCTGCAACCTATCCTCAGAAGCCATTAACATAAATTTATGCGCTTCTGTAAGTTTATTAGTTCTTAGTAAATGATGGGCAATACCAGAATCCAAACTGATTAATCGGTT